CGATAGGTTACCGCTTCGCTGCAGATTTCAACTGATCGTAGAGCGCCCGATTGGTGCGGAACAGTCGCCCTTGCTCGGTGAGGCTGAATGTTTCCTTGTCGAATGGGTTCACGGTGCCGGCCGGGATCCCAGCGGGGGCGCCGCCACCACCACCGACGGGGGCACCACTACCGCGAGGGGCTGGAGCCTTGAGCATCCATGCCGGGAGGTTCGACTGTGCCCAGTCCTTCACTGGCGTCCGCTGGAGGCCATCAACGACGACGACAGACCCATCGGGGTCGCGCTCGATTCGATCCGCGGGCAGCTTGAGCTTTAGGACGGCATCGGGGTCGTGGACCAGCTCGGAGAGTGCGGAGACGGCAGGCGACACGAGCTCCAGTTCTCGGACCCGGGCCTGCAGGCGCTCAGCCTCAGCTTTCAGGGCTGCCGTGTCGCGGTCGTACTGCTCCTGGAGCTGCCGCTTGGCCTCCTCATACTGGCCGGCAGATTCGAGCTTCTGCTGCTCGTGTTCCTGCCGGAACCGGATCAGCTCTTGCACATCGACACCGTCAGGGACGGCATCGGCCTTTCTTTTGGCTTGCCGTAGCTCACCGATGAGCTCTCGGTTTTTCTCGGTCAGCTTGGCGATGGAGTCTTGCAGGTTCGCATCATCAGCCGCAGGCTGCTGATCGTTGGGTTGGTCGGACATGGATGAGGCCGCAGGCCAGGGACCGCCTAGCTTGCCCGACAAAAAACCCCCAGAGTTACCAGCTCCGGGGGTCGGTTCACCAATGAATCCACCACGGGCAGTCTAGGTCAGCTCCATTTTCGCTGATCGGCCCACCACGCGGCACTTAGCTTGCCCTTCGCGATGTTCTTAGCGTGCCGGGCCTTGAATGCTGCCCGTCGGGCCTTGGCCGCCTTTCCCTCGCCTTCCCGTGGTGGGCTGCCGCTGACGCCCTGCTGCCCGAACCGGATCAGCTTCACGGTGCTGCCCTCCTTGGCCAACACCACATGGCTTTTGGTCGGGTGGTTCGGCGTCCGCTTGGGCTTGTTGTAGCCCTCGAACGTCTCGCCGCGGTACTCGATGGTCATTTGCGGCCCCTTGGCTTCCGGGTCTTGCCGGCTTCCGACAGGGCAATGGCGATGGCCTGTTTACGGCTTTTCACCTTCGGGTTAGCCTTGCCCGTGCCGCCAGACCGGAGCGTGCCAGCCTTGTACTCGCGCATCACCTTCGTGACCTTCTGCTGGGCCTTGCTCGGCTTCTTGGCCATCACGCACACCACCAACAGGCTAGTTTTCCAGCCTCAGCACGGCTTGGCCGATCGCTTCGATGACTTGCCGGCAATCGATGAGGTGGGGAAGTAAGGCACCTTCTTCGGCTTCTTAGGTGTCATCTTCTTCGCCGGGGCCTTCGGTTTCTTCGCTGCCATTCTCATCCACTACAGGCCCTCTGAGGTTACCTGCTATCCGATCCAACGCCCGTCCCTGCAGCTGCCTCGTGGCCTCGATCTCGGCATCAACGTCAAAATCATCAACGAACACATTCCCGGCCGCCAGCTGGATCAGCAGCGTCTCCTGCGTGATCTTGCCGGCCTGCTCCAGCTTGAACAGTGCCTCAATCTCGCCCGGTTGCAGTCGTGCCGACACAAAGTCCCGGTCGACCATAGAGCTTCCACCGTCCTGGCCCAGGTAGAGGCCATGGAGGCGGAGGCAGTTGTCGATCAGGTCCTGCAGCGACTGCGCCACCCTCATCAATGGGGCATCCCCTTGGCTGCGGTCGATCGCCTTGGCCACGCCTGACTCCTGGAAGCCCTGCTGGCCCAGGATCGCGGCAACACCGAGCTGGTTGATCTGCCGTTCGATCTCCTCTAGGTGCTTGAACTGGTACTGGTAGCTGTTGCCTGCGGGTTCGACGTACTCCAGCCGTGCATCAACCGGCAGCACCGTCGCCGATTCCGGCCCGCCTTCGATCTCCTCCACCGAGGCCGGCACGCCATAGCCCACGAGGCGCGGCACTGCCGCTAGGTGGAGCTGGTTCGATAGGTCGCTGCTGCGCTGGTATGCCTGCAGGTTGAGCCATGCGATCTCCTCCAGTGCCGGATGGGACTGGTAGAGGCCAGTGCGGCGGGCATAACCGACCGCGAATGGGATTTCGTCCAGTGTCGTGGTGCCCTCGGCCACCAGGTCAAACATGGCGCCCTTGCTCGATTGCTTCCGGTACACCCGCCACCGGCCGGGCTCCAGTACGCGGACCTGATCGACGATCTCCTCACCGAACTCGCCATAGGGCACCGTCAGGCGCTCGAACAGCCGGAGCTGCGTGAGCCGTTGAGTGCCGCCGATGGTCTCATGGCGCCATCCGATGATGTCGCGGGGGCTATAGGCGACCCAGTAGGGCCGACGATCACCATCGGGCCGCGGCTGGCCTCCAGCGGTTGCCAGGTCAGCCTCATCGGTCGGGAAGTCGACCAATACCCCGACGTGGCCATAACGCAGCATCGTGACCGCGAGCTGACCGGCGAAGACCTGCAGGTTGTTGCCTTGCGAGTCAACGTCGTAGAGGTGCTCAAGCATCACCTCCGGCGTACCGTCGAGCCTGATCTCCTTCCGCACCAGCATCCCAGCGAGGCGCTGCTCCATCCCGTCGTAATAGGGCGGCAGGACGGAGAGCGATAGGCGCCGCTGGTAGGCGTCGGCTGATTCCTTCTCCTCTGCGGGCAGGTACTCGATGCCAGTGGCGCGAATGGCCAGGGTGCCACCGACGAGGGTTTCAGGCAACCGCCAGCGCGGCTCCATCTGTTGCCATGCGATGCAAGGCTGCTCAACGTTGAGTTGGTTGGTGCCCTGCGTCTGCAGCAGGGGACCGGAGATGGTGCCGCGAGGCGGAAGGTACTGGGCCATGGCCTAGGTTGCCGGGCTATTCATCATCCATCAGGTCGAACAGCACCGCTTGGCCTGAATCCTGCTCAGGTTCACGGGCCACCTCAAGATTGCGGACCGCCTGCCGGTAGTAGCTGGGCTTCAGCTCGATGCCGACCCCACGCCTTCCGGCCTTGACTGCTCCGTAGACCTCACTGCCGACGCCCATAAAGGGGGTGAGGACGGTTTCGCCTGGGTTGCTTCGCAGCGCTACGGCCCGATCAATCACGTCCAGCTGCAGCGGATGCACGTGCTTCTCATCGTCTGGGTCCTTGCAGTCCCGAAACGGCAGAACCCGGCCCATCCGCACGTCGTCCCAGATGCTGGAGGCATACTGCCGCCAGATCCAATGGCTGTAACGGTTGCCGGTCTGCTTGCCCTTGTGGCCTCTGAACTGATGCAGATCGGCAGGGATCGACGCCTCTCCAGCGTATTCATCGAGTCCAGTGGGATGGGCGATCGGCACCGGATTAGACCCTGCACGGCGGAAGATCAACAGATAATCAGCGCTTGCCACTCCGGCATAAGCTGAGTCGTCCACAATCGTCTTGTGCGCGAGGTTCTTGGTTAGGGTTCGGTTCCTGACCCATAACGGCTCCTTCCAGATCGTATGCCTTGCGATCATCCGCCAGCCGTGGCGCTCGTGCAGCTTGATGATGTCGCCAGGTAGATCAATGAGATAATCCTGGCCACTGTTGCCGCTGGGAATGTCGGTGCAATGCACAGCAGAGCAGCGCCCTGGCATCGTCACCCGGGCCAGTTCTTTCACCACGTAACCGTAGTGATCAAAAAACCCGTCGTAGTCGTCGCAGTTGCTGATATCGCGCTCATTTGAGCTGTAGTGATACAACCCACCGAAAGGCGGGCTGTAGATGCTGAAGTGGATTTTGGCGTCTGGGAGGGATTGCATCACCTCAATGCAATCGCCGTTGTAGATGGCGTAGCCATCTGTGATGACTTGATCGGTTACAGCCATGGTGGGATGGATTCGGGGATGGTGTAGGGGTTCACTCGATTGATGCCAGCTGCCTGTCCCATCTCTGAAACCAGGCGAGAGAACATTTGCTCGGCTGACCTGGCCTTGCGGGTCAGGTTGTCCATAATACGACGCTCACCCTCGGTCAGGATCACGTCGACGGTCACGGGACGCTTCTGGCCAAAGCGCCAGCAACGACGGACCGACTGATAATACTGCTCAAAGCTGTGACTAGGGAAATATGTGATGTGGTTACAGTGCTGAAAGTTAAGACCCCAGGCTCCGATCTTGGGCTTAGTGATCAGGACTCGGGCTTTGCCATCAATGAACTGCATGAACCGGTCTTCTTTTTGCTGATCAGTGTCAGACCCAGAAACCTGAACTGATCCTGGAATCAGATCAGACAGCAGGCTGCCCTCTTCGTTGAGGTGGCACCATATCAGCGCCGGCTCACCTGTGCCGTTGACCATCTGCGCCACCTGTTCGCAGCGATCCTGCACGGTGCGCTTGCGTTCTATTCGCTGCTCCCTCAGGTTGGTGGCAGGAATGGCGAACAACATGCCCTCGGGTGGTGCGGACACGTCGATCAGGTGGTCGCGTTCGCGCAACTCAGGCAACACAAAGCGGCCATCCTCAAAGCCAAGGTCTGATGGCTTACGGCAGGCCCTGGCCCAACTCGCAACCCAGCGCCAGAACGGAAACTCTGCGTGACCCTTGAAGCGCCATTTAGGAGCCTCGCCATACAGGCGGCGGGTTGCGCAGTTGTTTTGATCATTCTTGAAGAACTTGGCCAGCATGTCCATATGGCCCATGTACCCAAGCGCTTCAGAGCTTGTGCCCAGCTCAATGTAATCATTAGGCGCAGCGGTTGCCGTCGCCAATAGTCGGTAAGGAATCTTGCGCATGAAAATCGTGATCTCTTGCCGTCTCGCACCATCAAAGCCCTTGAGGATGCTGGACTCATCACACACGACACCGCCAAAGTCGGCAGGGTTGAAAGCGGACAGTCGCTCGTAATTGGTGATGACAATACGGCCAGCCACGGCCCCATCACTGGACCGATGGCATTCGATGCCGAACTTTTCGCCCTCGCGGACGGTCTGAGCTGCCACCGCAAGGGGCGTCAGGATCAGCACCGGCTTACTGGTATGACGGGCCACATTTTCGGCCCAGGTGAGCTGCATCGCGGTCTTGCCTAGGCCGCAATCGGCGAAGATCGCGGCCCGGCCCTTGCGGACGGACCACTGGACTAAGGCCTGCTGAAAGTCAAACAGTTGCGGCGGCATGAAGACGGGATCGAACCCGTGATCAGCGCCGGTATGGAGCTTGCGCTCTAGAAACTCGGCGTAGGTGGTGGCCATGGTGGGTGGTGGTACGTTGTCACTCTAAGGCATACGGTTTACCTGCGCCGCTGCTGGAGGGCGGCGAGGTCCAGCGCAGCACGCCACGACTCATAGTCGCCGTAGCGGCTGCTCGGGCTCCACGGTTGCCGCCAACGCTTCAAGGCGCAGTCGGCGACGTTGTCCCAGTCGAGGGGGGTCATGCTGCCCTCCGGCGACGGCGTACCCAGCGGGTGAGGCGCACGGCGACCACCAGGGGCCAGACGGCCCCAGCGAGCAGTGCCGCGGTCCATTCCTCCCACCGTCGCGCCTCACGGGGCCGCACGACGGCCGCCGCGGTGAAGGCTGCCGCCCAGCAGTAGATCTCAAGCATCGGAGGCCTCCGGCTGGGGGATGGATGCGACTTGCTCCCAGGCGCACATCGGCGACCGAGCCCACACAGTGCCGTCGTTACAGGCGGCGTACATGTTGTCAAAGGCGGCGCACATCGCCGTCACCACGCGGGTCGGGGCCGGCGCAGGCGGTGGGGTGGGCTGGGCGGCTTGGGCAGCAGCGTTGCGGCTCCACCACGGCTGGCCGGGGACGATCAAGGTGTAATGGGCATATTCGCCGTTTTCCGGATCTTGACATAGACCCGTCTTGATCTTCACGTCTCCATCCGAGTCAGCATCCTCCGCCGTCGGCAAGCGGTCGGTGATCCATTCGCTCATGGTGCATTGGTGAACGCCCCAGCACCATAGCACCGCAGACCCACCCCAGCCCACCTAGTACACCCTTCGCATTCCCCGCACCACACGCCCCGCACTGCCGCGCTCCACGGCATACCGGCGGTGCACCACATAGCCCAGCGCATCGGCCATGTGGTCGTGGCCGGTCTCCTTGTCCGGCACCCCCTTGTCGTCGTATGCCTGCAGCTCCAGGCTCTCGATCGTCTTTTTGCACCTCGGATGAATCCAGAGGCGGGTCTGGCCGTGGCCGTTCTCGAGTAGTGCCTGCACGGCCGCGACGCGATCCCGGATCGGTGGGTTCGCCGCGGGTGACTGGTTGCTGATCCCGTAGCTCTGCAGGATCGCCACATCCGACCGGCTGGAATTGGTCGAGCGGTTCGCACCCGAGGCGTCAGGATGGCCGAGGATCTGCGCTCGTGGGTAGCGGCTGCGGATCTCCTGCCCCATGGCATCGGTGTCATGGGCACCGGCGATCTCATCCCAGACCCACAGCTGCCCTTTGCGCTCGACTGCCAGTACGGCGTTGCAGTTGCCGACGTTGAAGTCGCAACCCATCAGCAGGGCCTCATCGTCCAGATCCGGTTCGTCGAATGCGACGACGTGCAGATCCCGCCGGAACCGGTCGTAGACCATCCCCGCGGTCAGGTTGACGAACTCACCGTCGAGGTAGGCCCGCAGCAGATTGGGGTCGTAGTTGGCTTGGAGGCGCTCGATGAAGTCCGGCGGCAGGTGTGGATTGTCGGTCGTGCGCATCCGCACCAGACGACGATCCGCCCGACCGTCGGCCTCATCTGAGGCAAACGTTTTCCACATCCACCGGAAGCCCTCCGGTGTCGAGGCTGCCGCGAACTGGCGGACGTTACCGGCCCGGAGGCGGCCGAGGATCTTTGGGAACGCCCGTGCGGCGATGCTGGGCGCAACGGTGTCAATCTCGTCGGCCAGCACCCACGCGAGGTTCAGGCCGATGATCCGGGTCCAGTTCTCAAACGACCGGCACAGAATCTTCGTGGCCCCACCCGGGAGCATCAGCACGTATTCCGGCAGGGGTGATGACCGGAAGGTGTAGGGGATGCCGTAGGACTCCAGGAAGCTGTCAAACTCCGGCAGCCAAATGTCTCGGATCAGCGGCCCTGTGGGCTCCAGGACAGCGCCTTGGAAGCCAGGGTTGAGCATCGCCATGGCAACCGCCTTGGCACACAAGGCATGGGTCTTGCCGGCGCCATAGCCTGCGGAGCACCCGAGGATCTCGACCTGCGAATCCTGAACGAAGTCCCGCTGGCGTGGGTGCAGATCGTCGATGATCGCCGCGAGGGTGGCATCAGCATCGAAAAAAGCAGCCTCCTCATCGAATGCGAGGAGACTGCCCGGATCTTGACAGTCGAGCAGCCCCATCAGGCAGCCGTGAGGCCACAGGCGGGTGATTCGTCCTCGTCGTCCTCGTCCTCGCAGACCTCGTCCTCATCGTCGTCGTCCTCGTAGGCGCCAACGATCAAGGCGTGCTGAGCGACCGCGAGGGCAGCGATCATCTCAGCAACGGTGGCATCCTGCTCATCGACGATGATGGTGTCGAGCAGCTCAACGAAAGTCGCCACGGTGGTGGTTCGGTGCCCCACCAGTCTAGGCCTTCGTCCGTGCAATCCCGCTGGCCTTGTCGATGCAACCCAGCGCCGCCATCAGGTTGCCATCCCGTCGCGCCTGCATCTGCAACGTCTCCAGCTGCGCAAGCTGAATCGCGGCATACGTCGGTCGTGGGATGTCCCAGTCGCTACAGATCTGCAATCGTGCCGCCTGCAGCATCGAGCCGGCCAGCGTCTGGCTGTAGCCCCACTCCTGGCACGCATGCCTCACGCATGCTCGCCCGCTGAAACCCTGACAGATCATGTCTGCCATCTCGCTGATGTGATCATCACGCAGATCAGCAGGCACGATCTGTCCCATCGGCGGCAATCGTTAAGCGCAGCCTACAGCGGCCTGCAGGGAACCCAGGACAAGGGGCGGCAGGTCAGCCTTCGCCGGATCCATCGCGCGTGGGTTCCAGCGGCCCTTGGACGGCTCCCAGACGGCAAGCGTCTCCAAGGTGCAGCGGCCACCATCGCGGCGGTGCTCGACCACGAAGGCCGGGACGGTCATCGGCAGTTGCGTGACGCGGTAACCGGCGTGGTCACAAAGAAGGCGGAACAGGGCCATCGGGTGGTCTGGTGAACCCACCCAGCGTAGCCAGCCGCTATTGAGAAACACCCCCCCGTCTGCCATACCTGGCATACCTAGCCATACCTCCCCCTATATTCCCCTAC